TGGTTATTTGCAAGCAATGGGTACATGGACACTTGACGCTGGTCAAGGCGCTGACGACTATGCTGTGTTTGTAACCAGTATGGGCGAGGTTATTGTTTATAACGGTACAGACCCTACCACAGCCGCTACATGGGCATTAAAAGGCGTATGGCAACTAGGTCAATCCTTTGCAAGAAAATGTTTCTTTAAATGGTCAGGCGACCTTTTATTATTGACTCAAGACGGTCTTGTACCTTTGGCTTCTGCATTGCAGTCAAGCCGCCTAGACCCTCGTGTAAACCTTACAGACAAGATTTTTTACTCAGTTTCTATAGCGGCAACCAATTATTACGCTAATTTTGGCTGGCAAATTAATTATTTTGCTTCCGAAAATATGCTTATTCTTAACATTCCTGTTACTGATGGTACAGAGCAATATGTAATGCACACCATTACAAAGTCTTGGGCTAGGTTTACAGGAATAAATACAACCTGTTGGGAAGTTTCAGGCGATAATGACATTCACTTTGGCGGAAATGGCTTTGTAGCTACTTTCTATACTGCTTTGTCTGACAATGGCGCAAATATTAGCGCCTTTGCACAACAAGCATATAGCTATTTTGATTCCCCAGGACAACAAAAACGCTTTACTTTAGTTCGCCCTATTCTTCAATCTGATGGTGGAATACCTAGCTTTTTAACAGGTATTGCCGTAGATTTTGACACCCAATTTAATTTGGGGTCTATTTCATTTAACCCTAATACAGCTTCTGTGGGTAAATGGGATTCAGCAATTTGGGATAGTGCAGCTTGGAATTGGGGTAGTGGAACGCTTATTACTACTAAGCAATGGCAAGGTGTTACAGGTATTGGTTTTTCGGCTTCTATGGCGATTCAGGTGGTTTCTCAAGGCATTGACTTGCATTGGGCTTCTACCGACTATGTAATGGAGCGAGGTGGTGTCCTTTGATATTGCTTAACCAGCAAAGTCTTAAGGATTGGGCAATTAAACATAAAATGCCTACTCCGCAAGATGCACATTATTTAGGACAAGTATTAGACGGACAGATTAGAGCAGTAGTCGTATATTGTGGTTTTTACGGTAAATCCTGCTGTATTCATGTGGGGTCAGAAGGGCAGCATTGGGCAACCAAAGACTTTCTTAAAAAGGTTTTTGATTACCCATTTAACACCTTGAAATTAAAGGTTATAATTGGCACAGTTGCAGGGAGCAATACAAAAGCCCTAAGACTAGACCGACACCTTGGTTTCAAAGATGTTGCCTTTATCCCTGACGCACATAATGATGGGGATTTGGTCATTTTAGAAATGCGCCCAGAATATTGTAAATGGGCTTAGGAGAGAAATATGGGTGCAGGTGCAGGAGTACAACCAGTAGCAACAATGAGTGGGCAAGCTGCCGCCTCTATGGGTAATCCCAATACAGCTACTTTAGGTACAGGGCAAACTTCAAGCCCTTATGTAAATAGCACAAATCCTTATATTCAAGCTGCACAAGCGACTACTATGGGTAACTTGTATGGCGCACAAGCAGCTACACAAGCTAACCGTGTTAACCAAAATACCCCTTATGGTTCATTGAACTACACCCAAGGTGTAGACCAATACGGTAACCCTACATGGACAGCTAATCAACAATTAAGCCAACCATTACAAGACCTTACAAATACATCTTTACAAGGTTTGCAACAAAGTTTGCAGACTCCTGCTTATGGCATTAACCCTGGTCAAACATACAGCGATGCCATTATGCAACGCTTACAACCACAATTGGCGCAACAATCAGAGTCAAATACTGCTGCATTGGCTAACCAAGGTATTGTGCCTGGCACAAAAGCCTATGACAATGCAATGCGTACATTCCAACAAGGTCAAAATGACTTGTTAACTAGCGCACAAATTAATGGTATGCAAACTGGCTTACAAGCACAACAGTTGCAAAACCAACAAGCTGCTAATATTAAAGCATTAGGTAACCCTAACTATGTAAACCCATATAGCCAAGCTGCGGTTGCTGGCCCTGATTACCTTGGCGCTTACACCACTTCTAATGCTGCACAAATTGCCGCACAAAATGCACAAAATGCTAAAACTGCAAACTTGCAAAATGGTTTGTTTGGACTTGGCTCAAGCGCTATTTTGGGTGCTGGTGGCGTTGGTAATCTTGGTACAAGCATATTAAATGGTGCTACAACATTGGGCGGATTGCTTGGTTTAGGAAGTAATGCCGCTAATTTAGCAACTAATGCAAACTTTGGTACAAATGGACTTACATCAGGTTTAATTAATGGTGGTGTGACAGGCAATGCTTATGATGCTGCTGGTAATTTAGTAAGCACAGGTAATGCTGCTCCTGCTGCCGCAAATGTAACTGATTGGTTGGCTAATGGTTGGGGTTAATAAATGAGTTTTCTAAAGAGTAAACACTCTGGTTGGACTTGGGATTTAAAGCGCACTCCTTTTGGAGGGGGAAATCCTATTTCTGATGTTACTGACTCTATTTCTTCTGCATTAGGTACTGATGGTGGAAATGGTGGTATTTTAGGTGGTTTAGCTTCTATTGACCCAGGCCCTGCTATTGGTCAGGGTTTAGCTGAATTAGATAAAGGCGTTAAAAATACTGTTCCTGGAGGATGGGGAACTTTAGGTGCTATTGCTGCTGCTGTTGCAACTGCTGGTGCTTCTTTGCCTGAGTCTGAAGCATCTTTTATGGCGGCTGATGCAGCAAATTTAGCCGCAAATGGCGCAAATGAAGCTGCTATTGCACAAAATTTAGCTGCTAGTTATGGATTAACTGCCGAACAAGCTGCTGCTGCTGCTTCTGCTGCTGCTGGTGGAGTTGCCGCTAATGGCGCTATTGCAAGCCAAGCATTGCCTTATTCAGAAGTATTTGATGCTTCAAATTTAGCAAAGCAAGGATTAGACTCTGCCGCTATTGCACAAAACCTTTCAGCTACTGGTCTTGACCCAATGTTGGCACAAGATATGGCTCAAATGGCTGCAAGTGGTTTAAGTCCTGAAGCTATTTCACAAAACCTTGCTTATTCCTATAACAATTCAGAATTAGCTGGAACAGGTATTCAATCTGCCCAAAATGCTTCAAGTGGTTTATTTGCAAAAGATATTTTAACAAATGTAAATAGAGCAAAAAATATTGCCAGCCTTTTAAACCAAGGTGGAAATGCTGGTCAAAATTTAAGCGTTACTAAAATACCAACTGCTAATGATTGGCTTAAAAATGCACAACAAGTAGCATTAAATCAACCAGCGCAACAGCAATTTGGCGGTTTATATGAAATGAATAAAAACCCATTTACATTTCAAAACCCTACAGCAGCATTGTTAGCTGGCGGCAATAAAACTCCAGCAGGGCTAGATGTTTCTGGCACACCAGGCACAGCATTAAACACAACGCAACAAAATCAAATTTACTCTAGTTTATTGAGGTCATAATGGCACTTACCGCAGAACAACAAGCATTAGACTTTAACCCTGAATTACAGGATGTTAGCCGCCAGCGTAAACTCGCTGAATTACTCATGTCCAAAGGTTTAGAGCAACCACAAGGTCAAATGATTAGCGGACATTATGTTGCCCCTAGCTGGACTCAACAATTAGCACCTTTAGCTAATGCTGTTATTGGCACTTCTGCTGCTAATCAAGCAGATACTCAAGAAGCTAAATTAGCTGAAGCATTGCGTATGCAAAAAGGTGAAGCATTAAACACATTCCAGCAATTAATGGCAAAACCAGAAACTCGTGGTCAAGCTATGCAATATGCTACTTCTAACCGTTTCTTGCAACCTTTGGCGGCTAAATTAGCTGAAGGCATGAAGCTTGGCGAAGGTGAAAAGTTTGTAATGCCAGGCATGAATGGAGAAAATGTAGAAATAGCAACAGGTGGCGCTAAATATCACGCCCCAATTACTATTGACACAGGCAATTCAACTGTTTTATTAGACCCAATTACAAAACAAAAAATTGGTGAATTTGCAAAAGCACATCAACCTGTAGCTGGTCAAGTATTAGAAACAGAAAATGGCCCTATGCTAGTAAATACTCGTACAGGTCAAGCTACCCCAGTAATGTCTAATGGACAACCTGTAGCTGGTGGAAAACCATTAACTGCTGACCAAGGAAACGCAACGGCTTTTGGTATTCGCATGAAAGAGTCAAATCAAATTCTTAATAATTTAGAAGAAAAAGGCGTTAAAAATACTGGTGTTGTAAGGTCTGCTATTGCAGGAACAGTAGGAATGACTCCATTTGTGGGTGAAAATTTAGCACATGGTGTAAATGCAGCAATGAATGTATTGCCAGGTGCATTAGGTGGCCCAAGCGCAGAACAACAACAAGTAGACGCTGCTCGTAAAAACTTTATTACTGCTGTGTTGCGTAAAGAATCTGGCGCTGCTATTTCAGCCTCTGAATTTTATAATGAAGCACAAAAATATTTTCCTCAACCTGGCGACTCTGACGCAGTTATTGCACAAAAACGCCATGCTAGAGATACGGCAATTAAGGCTATGGAAATTCAAGCAGGCCCTGGTAAGCGTCAAATTGAGCAAACTAATTTGCCTATTGAAAATAATGGTTGGTCTGTTAAAGCGGTGAAATAATGGCTGAATATATTGTTACTGCCCCTGATGGAAAAGAGATAACATTAGAAGGCCCTGCTGGCGCTTCTCATGAAGATGTTATTGCACAAGCACAAAAGCTATATAAACCTCAAGCTGCACCCAAAACAACAACATTGCAACCTGATGTTCCATTAGTAGCAAGTCAAATGCCAAAACAAGTGCCTATTGAAGAGCCTAAAACTTCAATGATGGACAAGTTAAAGGCTTTGTATGAAGTTCCTGCAACTATTGGTAGCGGTATGGTTGCACAGCCTGTAGGCGCTGCTTATGCTGCCTATAAAGGTATTACAGGGCCAAAAACTCCACAAGGACAACAAGAGGCGCAACAAGCTGGTGGTGAATTGGCACAAAAACTGCAATTTCAACCAACATCGCCTGCTTCTGTAAATACTTTAGAGTCTATTGGTGGCGCATTAGAAACCGCCAAAATACCTCCTTATTTAGGTAATATTGGTGCAATTCCTTCTGCTATTCAAGCTGGCAATATTGCAAAACCAGTGACTCAACAAGCTGTACAAGTTGCTAGACCAATTATGCAAGAAATTAAGCCTACATTGGCTGGAATGTTGCGTAAGGAAACTCCTACAATGGCTGGTGTTGGTGCTGCTGAAGTACCTGAAGCAGTCAATAGAGCGCAAATGGCGCAACAATTAAGAGTGCCTGTAGAGTTAAGCAAAGGCCAAGCGTTGCGTGATTTAGGGCAACAAAAGTTTGAAATTGAAACACCTAAAAATTTTCCAGAATTAGGAAAGCCTTTAATTGAAGCTCAAGCTAAGCGTAATGACGCTATTTTGCAAAACTTTGACGCTTTTGTAGATGCTACAGGCAAAGAAACTTATGGATTGCGTGAAACTGGTCGAGTAGTAGACAAAGCATTAGTAGGCGCTGCAAATAAAGCTAAAGCTGAAATTAATGCTGCTTATACTGCTGCTAAAGAGACTGGCGAAACACAACAGCCAGTAGGTTATGCGCCATTAAAGGCTTATATTGATGAGCAGACTCCTACTGTTAAGCGTAAATTAGCACCAATTATTAGTGCTGTAGATGAAGAAATAGCCAAAAATGACCCTAAAAAATTAGGTCAAGTGTCTATTAATAATTTAGAAGATATTTACCAATTTATTAATAAAAACTACGAACCTGGCACAGTTGGCGAAGGCCATGCTAAAGCCATGAAAAACATTATTAACCAAATGACTGAAGGTCAAGGTGGCGAGCTATATCAAGAAGCTCGTAAACTGCGTACCAAATTTGGTCGTGAATTTGAAAATGTTGGCTATGTAGACAAGTTGCTACGCACTAAACCTGGCACTACAGACCGTGCAGTAGCGTTTGAAGATGTATTTGACCATAGCATTTTAAACGGTTCATTAGATGATGTTCGTGCTATTGGTATGACTTTAAAGAAAGCAGGCCCAGAGGGTCAGCAAGCATTTAAAGAGCTACAAGGTCAGACAATCCAGTATTTAAAAGACCAAGTTACCAAAAATTCTGATTTAGATGCTTTTGACAATCCTATTGTTTCACCTGCTAAATTTAAGTCAGTTGTTACCACTTTAGACCAGGATGGTAAATTAGATTACATTTTTGGTAAAAAAGGCGCACAAGAAATTCGTGACCTTTATCAAGTAAATATGTATGTTAATAAGCCATTAAGAGGTTCTGAAAATTATTCCAATACTTCTAGTGCAATTATTAATGCATTAGATAAAATAGGGGGTATTCGTATTCCTGTGGTTAGTCAAGTTTCTAAATTTGCCGCAGAAAAAGGCAAAGAAGCTGCACTTAAAAAGCAAATAAATGAGTCAATTAACTATAATTCTATGGCAGAAGCATTGAGGAAAGCAAAATGAGTAGAAACGGAAGCGGTACATATACCCTACCTGCTGGTAATCCAGTAGTAACAGGCACAACTATTAGCTCTGTATGGGCTAATAGTACATTATCTGACATGGCTAATGCTTTGACTAATTCCGTAGCTACAGACGGACAAGCACCAATGACAGGTGCACTCAATATGGCAACAAACGACATTAATAATGTTGGTACACTAACAGCCTTAACAGGCATCTTTGGCGGAGCATTTTAATTATGGC